CATTATTATCTGAAATGCCTGCTCCAAATTGCAATTCCAATTTGTTATCGCTACGTAAACGTGTTATATAACGTTTAGCAGTTTTCTTTAATTTTAATAAACTAGGAGATGATGCTCGATATTGTGCTAAATCTGGATCATTTTCTGCCAAATTTGGAACATCTTCAAAAATAGTATCTTGAGCTAAGTATGGTACTTGATACCAATTATCTCCATCAGATTCGACAACTGAAATAATTTCTGAAATATTTGTATCAGGCAATACTATTTTATCATATGCTAATGGTGTTGTAAAACTGTATGTTGCTGTTTTAACATCTCCCGACACTGCACGCACTTGTTTTTTAAGCAAATAATATGTTGGTAATTTTGTTGTAGCATTACTTTCATATATGGTTATTTCGGTAGGACTAGTTGACGATGAATATGCAAAATCTATGCTATCCAATGTTCTAAATATTGCAGCGCCATTATTTTGTTTAACACGCATACCAGATTTAATTGATAATGCATAATTAAAATCCGGGGCTACTGCTGTTCCTGCTCCAATCGATGGTATAATATGAAATACATCCAATGTTACATATGCAGGAACTACATTATTAGGATTATATCCCAATGATTTTGCAATATCAAATATATTAGCTCGTTCCGATGCTTGTTCTAACATGGACTCTTTTAAGTTTGAATCTGCATAGTATGATAACACATCGCCTACATATGCAGCTAATTCTAAGAATACCATTCCCGGCGATGATTCATTGAAGTCTACATATGTATCTGGAAAATATTGTTTAGTAAAATCAATTAGGCCTTTCCTAAACTGACCAAAGTCTTTTCCTAAATATGATATATCTTTTTTAGTTTCCATATTATTGTACCGTTAATTGATTATCGTTTACAAAAATAGTAATTGTATTCAATGCATCATCTGTTGTTGAATTGACTATTTGAAATGAAATTTTTACTATTATATTATAATCTAATGTAGGATCATCGTCAGCAGTAGTAGTTTCAATTTCTGTTATATTAATATATGGCAGCCAATAATTTACCGGTTCGGTAATTGCATTATCTACCATGGCTTTAAGTTCTGATGTATTTGGTTCAAATAATACTCTAGGCAAATTAGTACCAAACGAAGGTTGCATAACTCGTTCACCTTTATTAGTTAATAACAAATTTTTCAAATTGCTAATAGCTTGATCAATCGAAGTAAATGTTGATGTAAACAATCCGGATGGCCCATTAAATGGCAATTGTATTCCAATTGCTATATTACTAGCCTGATCATTTATTTCATTGATATTTATTATTTGATATGCCATTATCTTCCTTTCTTAGCATCAATTGCTTTCATTAATGCTGAGTAATCTCTTGTAAGGGCTTGTTGAACTTCTGGAGCAACTTCATATGATCTACCGTCTTCAGGATCTTCCATTGTTTGTGGAGCACTAGGAGTTAAACCCATTGCTTGTTGCATATTTTGTCTAGACATACCAAAACTTTGTGCATCGCGAGAAGTCATTTTAATTTCTTGCATGCTTTCATTCATTGCATCTTTATAGCTATTCATGGCTAACGGTTGATTTTCAACTAATGCATCTGTATCATTTAATATGTTTGCCCATTTATTATCTTCAAATAAAGGTTTCTTTTTTGCTGGTTGTTGCTGTGGTTTTTGAGATATTATTTTTGTTTTATTAACAGGTTGTTTCATTTCTACAAGTGTTGATTGTAATCCTTCACGAAGAATTTCTGTTAATTCTTCTTTTACAACCTCTCGTACGGCAACTTTAAGTGCTTTTATAAGTGTATTTGTATCCATTATATCATTTTTATATAAATATTGTAGTTATTAATTTACGGGTTGTCCCCAATCATCGGACTGAGCCTTTGGTCCATATATTGATTGATTATCTAAATTAATGTAATAATCACCTAGTTTACCCAAGTTATTTTCCGGAACTCCTAATGCTTGATATACTTTACTAGGAGCTTCTTGCAACGATGCTAACAAATTTTGTTGTTGTTCTACAAGTTGTTGTATAGTATCAGATCTATGTTGCAAATCATCATCTGAAACATTTTCTTCATTATAAAACGTTGTATTAACTAGATCATTGTAATCAATTTCAGTTTGTAATACATCATTGCTTAATGCATCTTGTGATATATTTAATGTGTCAACATCTCCATTACATACATTTGACACTTTAGCAATAGCGCCTAATAATGGCGTAGTTATTGTTTGCAACTTTGACGTCAAAGTTACTGGTACTGATGAAAATTGTGATAATGAAGATATTGCATTTACAATTGTAGCATCTTGTATAGCCATTAATTGTTGTGCAATAAATAATGGAGCTGTAATTGGATTGGATAATTGTGCAACTGATAATGCTGTTTTAATACCTGATGCAATTCCTACTAGTTGCCTAACGCTATTAATTGTTGTTTGTATTTTAGGAATAGCTTCTTGTATTGATGTTATTTGTTTTTGTATGTCAGCTAATTGTTTTTTAATTTGTGCAATTTTAGGATCATTACATTTTACATTAACTGGTAATTTAACAGTATCTTGAACCGTTTTTGTTACATTGTCAAGCAATCTATCTGTTTGTGTATCTAGTTGTTTTATAACTAAATTAACTGCTTTTGCTGGTAACTTTGGTATAATATCTAATGGTGGAACAATTGCACTCATAACTTCCTTATGTTTTATTTATGTAATATTTTTTACTTAATAATTTTTGTAATTCTTGTTGTGCTGCTGTTATATTAGATCTATCTAAGAATGTGCCTGACATAGTACCGCACTGAATCGGTGTATTCAATTGATTTAATATTTTTTGTAATACGGTTAATAATACATCGCCATGCACCATGGGTTGATCGGCAGTATCAGATCCTAATTTAATTTCTCCACTAGTATTTAATACAATAGCTTTTGGCGAATCAATTATAGCAATATCTGTTTTTGCTTTTAAAATAACTCGATCAGCCGTACCAATAAACTGTGATTTATCAAATTGTGATTCAGCCGGCAGATAACAAGATAATGGATTCTTATTGCGTGTATCGCCTAACAACATTGATATTTTTTGTGTGCTAGTTAAATATATAGACGATTTGTCATCTCGTATACTTTCTACTACGTATGAATCTTTTTTATATGATTTACCATTAGACAATATTATAATAGGATCACCCGATTGTGTTCCGAGCCAACTTGGTTGTGTTGAATATACACCTCCTTTAATTGTGCTGCTAAGTCTGATACTATTTGAAAATCGGCCTTCCATTAATGTATCGCCTTCATATGCTTGAAGCAATGATATTTCTTTTTCTCCAAAACTAGTTTTAGGTACATATTGAATATTTGACGGCGAAATTCCTGGTAATAGATTAGCATTAACATTTGAATTTAAAGAAAACGATGCTAAATAATACCATTGCGTATATATTGTGTCTGCTTTATTTTCCGCAGAAAAACCTTGTACAATTAATACATGCTCGCCTACTAGCGGAATTTGTTTGATGTTATTATTAAATGGAATTACTTGAAGTTCTTGACGATTATAAAAATCAGTATATGTGCTTACAGTAATTTCATAATTGTTCCGGGTATCATATTCATATGTAGTTGAATGCGGATCGGCAATAACTTCTGCAATATGAAATTGAACATTATCCATCGATGTCCTTTTCTATTTTGCTTTTAACCATTGAAATACGTTCGTTTAATGCAGTATCTTCGGAGGTTATAGATTCTAATTCATCTTCTAATTCAGCTGATAACGTTTTTTCAGCAATTTTCATTAGTTGCTGTTTTTCTTCATCACTTAACAGACCATCAGCGCCAGCAATAGTTTGTTTGGTTGATATAAATCTTTGTACGATTGCAGTTAATTTAACAAGGTGATCATCATTCTTAACTGCAACATCTAGATATTCCTTGATTAGTGGAACTATAACAGTAGCATCAGATGCATTGCGAATCAACGGTTGCAATTGTGCTATCAATTGATTAATTTGTCTATCTTTTTTTTTAGAATTGTGATAGACATCGGACATCAAGTCTGCAAAGGTAGTTCCTTTGAATAATTCATCATTCTTGTCCATATCGTAAAATCCTTTAATATAAATATCAAAAAGGCAATTTTACGAAGTTTTGTTGTTCATACTCGCGAAACTTGTCAGTGTATATTTGTTTTAATGTTTTAATTACTCGAGTGATATTATTTGTTTCCAATCCCGTACGTTCTCGAATAAAAATATAAAGTGCTTTTTTATTGAAATCTTCAATATTTTCTCGTTCTTCAAAAATATGTAAAACCGAGTCAGCTACATGAATATCTACGGAGCTATTAAAAATATAATTTAAATTTTCATAGCAATAATCAATATACGCATCCATAAAATATTTCAATGTTTCACGCATATCATCATTATGCATTTCTGTAATGATATTTCGTTGATCATCTACATTTATTTCTAATGCATTTGATTTCAATTTACTATAAGCTTTTTGATTCTCAGCAATTAAATAATTAAACGATGTTCTAGTATAATAAGAATATGCTTTACCTGAATTAGGATTAAATTTGTTTAATCGCTCGGTTAGATAGGTAACTAAATCTGTTTGCAGATCTACAAACGTTGAATCAATATAAGTTGGTTTAACTTTATTAATAAGATTTTCTGCCATCTTCATGAATGCAGGATATATAAATCTTCTATAAATCTTTTCTCGTAAAATTTGACTACTATCACTTCGATTATAAGCCGATATTGCAAGGTCTGTTATTTTGGTAAAGTAAACATTACTTTTTTTCTTCTGTCTTGTCATTAAATACGTCTTTTAGTTCGGTGATTGTTTCTTTTAACATTTGGAATGTAGT